ACTTTCAGAATTATTAAAAAGCATAAAATCTATCAGCAGCGAGGAAGAAGAATTAATATCTAAATATCGCGATTTTGACTTTGATGAAAACAAAAAGAAAGAAGAAAAATATAAAGCCGATTTAGAAACTATAAAAGCTAGAGAAGCTGGATATGAAAAAGCAAAAGTTCAAATGGACGGTTCTTCAGATAAATTGTCTACTATCAAAGGACATATTGAATCTTGCTCTAAAGATTTAGAAAAACATAATAAAGATTTAGAAAAAGTAGCAGAAGCCATTTGTCCATTCTGTGGCCAGCATATGAATGTAGATGAGACAGAGAAAAAGCGTAAAGAGATTGAGACTAAAATTAAATCTTGTGAAGATGAAGTTGCAGACTACCAAGAACAATACGACGAAGAAAAGAAAAACTATGATAGTTTTAGAGAAACTTATGATATGCTTCTTGGTGAAGTAAACAGCTTGAAAGAAAAGCTTGATAAAAATTTTGTTTCAAATTCGGATGTTGTTAAAGAAAAATATTTAAATGCTGAAAAACACTTAAAAGAAGTAAATGAAGCAGCAGAAAGTGTGTCTGTAAGAAAAGATATTCTCGAAAAAGAAATTGCAGATTTAAAAGAAAAAAATTCTAAGGTTGACGTTTCTAAATATTCAGAAGACTATTTGAATTCAGTTGAAGAAAAAATAAACGAGCAAAAAGAAATTATTTCTAATAATAATACTACAATTGCCGCTTCTAACGCTGTTGTTAAAACTGCATATGATAAGAAATATGTAGAAAAAATGAAAAAGCAGATAGAAGAACTTAATGAAGAATCTGCAAAAATTGAAGAAGAATTAAAAGCAGTTAATTATGACAGAGAGCATTACGAATACTTAGGTGAGTGCTGTTCTAATAAGTCTGGTGGATTCAAGAAGTTTTTCATTGGAGAAATGATACCAGTCTTTAACGAAAAGATTAATCAATATCTTCCATTCTTCTTTACAGATATGAAGATAGAAGTTTCTTTTGATAAGGATTTGAACGATACATTGAAATGTGACGGAAAAGAAATTACATTTGCTTCTTTAAGTTGTGGACAGAAAACAAGAATGGAAATAGCAGCAGCGTTTGCGCTGTTTGGTTTAAGTAGAGTATTTTTCTCTAATCAATCTGGCTTGTTGATTGTTGACGAATTGCTTGATAGAGGTCTCGATGAATTTGGAATTAAAGCTTCGATTTCTATTTTAGAGGGCTTCGCGGAAGATTCAAAAGTTTATGTAATCAGCCATAACCCAATTGTTAAAGAAAGTATAACAGATGTTATAGAAGTAAAAGCGGACGAAAATAGGTTCAGTTATTTCAAGATGTAATAAAATCAACACCGCAAAATTAAAGCCACCCGTTTGGGTGGCTTATTTTTTTTAGAAAGCGGAATCAATACGTGATTTCATTTTTCTTCTTATTAGTTGTTTTGATAATCTGTCAGGAATAGTGTAGCTTCCAACAGCACCAGTTGTTACAGTTGCTTGAGGTTCAGCAACAACTGAAAAATCTTGATTTTTATAACCATTATTATTAATAGCTGTTCCGTTTTGATAACCTCTTTCAGCTGCTCTTCTTGCGTTCATATTATTTAGAACATTTTGGCCAGCTCGATTAACAGTTCTTTGAGAAGGTACAGGCTTTCCAGCATCTGGGTCTGTGTCTTGATCTGGAGCGTCATATGCTCTAGCGCCAGTTCCACTATCTTCTTCCTGGTTGCTAAGATTGTTAATATTGTTAGATTTTACAGCAGGATTTTCAGAAGCGGCATTGTTTGTTCCAGCATCTTCTTCTGAGGCAGCATTTCCGTTATTATAAACACCTAACACGGCATCAAATTGAGAAATTGATTTTGTAAAACCTGCATCATTAGCGTGTTTTTGTCTAAACGCTTCAACAGCTTTAAAGTATTGCTCTGGTGTATATTGAACCTTGTCTTGCTCGATAAGATAGTTGGCACAAGCAGTTTTAAAATCTGCAGTAGTTTTTGTTGACATAAGACAATAAAGAGCGAAAGTTCTTACAAGCTTTTTGTCAATAGGTGCATTCTGAGTGCTTTGTTGATTCTGTTGCTGCTGATTTTGCTGCGCATTCTGAGTGCTTTGTTGATTATTTCTATTAAATGGCCATTCTGTTATTAATTCTTCTTTTAAGATTTTAGAATAATAATAAGACATAAAACTACCAACACTTTCATTTGTTATAGTTGTTATTCCTGATTTTATTGCATCACAATATTGCTTTACCTGAAGATGTGTAAAATTAGTTAAAGGGTTTGCTTTAGCATATTCCAAATCATCTTTTATAGGATTAACAGCTTTGTTTGTTTTGTAGTTATTATCCCAATCTCTAATAATAGCTTTAATTTTTTCTATATCGCCATTGTCGCCATCATATTTAATAATTTTTTCTGCCAACAATGGAAGCTCTGATATATTTCCAACACCAAATAAATCTTTAGCATTAAGAATAGCATCAAAGGCTGCTTTCGAAATAGGCTTGTTTAAGTTTTCATCTTTGTTGTTAATCTCTGCAGCGTTTGTATAGTTTGCAAAATAGTGTCCAACAATTGGCTTATATTGATCATTAAATGCTTTCTCAAAAGCGTCTGCTTTAAGATTATCAACATGAGAAGAAATTTCTTTTCTTGCAACTTCTAGCATTTTTCCAGAGCTTGAATTTTTAAAAGCTTCTTCAGCTTTATCAAGAGCTTTGTTTTTGCTAACTTTCATATCATGAGCAAGTTTACCAAAACTATTATATGAATTTGCTTTTTGATATTTAAGAATAACTTTAGACAGCGATTGCCTATACTTAAAAGTAACATCTTTGTATTTTTGAATAAGATTTATTTTTTCGTTTGTGCCAGTATTTTCTTTGAAAATTGCGTTAATTATGGAATCAGCTTTTGCTTTTGCTTTTTCTCTTACGGCTTTAAGTTCTTCAAAACACTGCTGCCAGCCATTAGGGCCATTTTCAGTATTTTCTGCGCTAACGTTTGCTCTTCCGAGATGTCTAAATATGTTTTCAGAAATAATGCCTTCGTAGGCTTTATTATTAATAATATCTAAAACAGCAGATTCCTCAACTGGCTTTTGTCTAATTGTGCTTTTGCTCAGTTCATCGTTTCTTTTTTGAATGTCTAAGCCTTCTTGTTTATATTTGTTATAATATTCACCAAGTTCACCATTATCATCACCGTATAATTTTTCATGAACTTCCCTAAATTCTTGTTCAGGAGTTTTACTGTTTAGTCCATTTAGACCTTTAATTAAAGATTTAAATGGATCGTTTTCATTGCTTTGTTCAGTTGACGTGTTTCCACTTCCACTATCGCTGCTAGTTCCACTATCGCTGCTAGTTCCACTATCGCTTCCGCTTCCACCATCACTTCCGCTTCCACCATCACTTCCGCTTCCGCTTCCGCTTCCGCTGCTAAGTTCGTCTTTACTTTGTGTAGGACGGAGTTCCGCTTTAAAATTGTCTATTGCTTTTTCTGCTTCTTCTGCTCCTTTTTCGTCTATATCAAGCTTAGAAATTTTTTCTATAAGCTTAAGTAAGCTTCCATTTCCAGAGCCATTAGCACTAACTCCGATTATTTCGCTAAATTTTGAAGAAAAATCAAAAGCAGCACTTAAGAAGTTTTTTACATCTTCATCTTTGAATTTTTTATAGTCTTTGAATAAACTTCCATCTGCGGTAATTTTTCCGTCAAAAATTGAGCAAATACCGCCTTGCTGTCTTATCTCGTTAGATTTATCAGCAACTTTTCTATTAAGCGCTCTAAATAATACATAAAATATTATTGCATTTTTTGCGTCCCGTGCTTCTTGAGACGCTTTACAATTTGCGTTTACTGTATTAACAATATTCTCAAAATATTGCAGCTGATTATTTCCTGAGCGAGAATTTTTAGCATACTTTATAATATTATCTAATTTGCCAGCTAATTTATAGCTGCTAAATAAATCTTTTAAGCCGATAATGTCTGTTTCAAGATCTCTTTCTTTTGGTTCATTGCTTTCATCAGGAGAGCTATTTTTCTTTTCTAATTCCTTTTCGTCCTCTTTTTTGTTTGGGGCTTTTTGAAGTCTTTGCATAGCCTCTTGTCTTGCATTTTTATATTCATCACCATCTAGACCGTCAAGGTTTATGCCTGTTATGTCATTAATTTTATCTATAAGGTCTGCGTCGTCTAATCCATCTTCAGCTTTTTCAAGAGCTGCATATAGTTCTTCGTTTTCTTCTGTTTCTAAGATAAATTCTTTAAAACTTTTCATTTAAGTCTCCAATATAATTAACTTGACAAGTTTTTATATTATAGTATAATTTAGCCAAGAAAGGAGAAAAGTTATGGAAGAAAACGCAAATATTCCTAATACAAGAGCTAGACTTAATTTTAAGCAGACCGCCAAAGGTGCTGGCCAGATGGATGTTACAACAGAAGCTCCAACAGTAGAAGAGGCTTCTAAGATGATGGGAGAAGCAATTGACTCTCTTAGAAAGATTTTTGCAGAAAAAGGAATTAAAGAGGCATCAGAGTAATGACAGAAGAGACAAAAACAACAAAACCTAAAACAACAAAAAAGACAATAGTAAAAGTAGCATGGAAAAAGCTTTCACCAACTGCTATTATACCAAAAAAAGCCCACGAAACAGATGCAGGCTTTGATTTGTTTTCTGATGAAGATTTAGTAATCAGAGCACATCAGACAGTGCTTATTAAGACTGGCTTGGCTATTCAGATGACACCACCAGCAGGTTGGAACGCATATGCGTTAGTAAAGGATACAAGTGGAAATGCTTATAAATTGAAGTTGTCTACAAAAGCAGGTGTTGTAGATATTGAATATACTGGAAATGTTGGAGTAGTTATCAGAAATAACAATATGTTTAAAAAAATTGTTATTAAAAAAGGAGCAAAAATCGCGCAGCTTATTCCTACACTTATTCCATTTGCAGAGGAAGTTGAATGGGAAGATAGAGAAACAGAACGCGGCGACAAAGGCTACGGTGCTTCTACAGGAACAGCTGCGGAGAGTAAATGACAGTAGCAGAATTGTGTGGTAAATTACAAGATGTCGCACATTCTGGCGATGCTCAAAAGGAAATAAAAAATGTAGTTGATATTCAAGTTACGCAAGACGGAGTGTATTTTTTGCTTAAATCCTTGGAAGAAGATATAGCAGAAAATCCTCCAGGATTATGGCAATGTTAGAGTTTAGTGGTAATGTAGTAGATTTGTTTAGCTATAAACAATTATGGGAAAAGAATGATAGACCAGTTGTTGTTTATTTACATAATCCGTTTTGCAAAACTTATGATAATTGCCTTTTTTGCTGTCATAAGGGTTGCCCAAAAAATAATCATACAGAGCAAGAAGTTCAACAATTTTATTTTGAATATATGCCTAAGCTCTTGAAAGATTTTTATGGTGATATTATAGAACAACAAGAAATAACGCTTATGAATTTTGGCGGTGGAACGCCAAACTATTTAAGCGCGACAGATTTTGAAAAATATATGTCTATAATTTGCTCGGTTCATCCAAAACTATTAAATGTGTCAAAGGTAATAGAACTTCACCCTGCGCTAATAACAAAAGAATTTATAGATGTTTTACATAAGTTTAATTTCACTACTTTAATCTTTTGCTTTCAAACATTTAATAATAAAATCTTGCGGCAACAGGGAAGACTAGTTCCCGATTACACAAATTCTTTTAATTGTATGAAGTATGCAAAAGATATGGGAATGAATATTGCTGTAGATTTAATTACTTATTGGGACACTAAGCCTGGTTGGGAAGAAGTTTTAAGAAGTGATCTAAAAATACTGCAGCATACTTTACCAGATGAGCTTACCATATCTGTTTTATATCAGAACAAATATGGTAATGATAAGTTTAATGGCGCAGATGTTTATAGGAAAATTACAAGAGAGTTATTACATAACCCTGTCTTTAAAGATTATGATAATCCAGAAGGAACTCTTGAAGATTTTTATAATGTAGCAGCAACAAGAATTTATAATCCAAGTTCTAATATTAGAAAAGACTTTGATGTTTATATAAATTCTTTAACAGATATGTCTTGGGAACATGAACAAGGTTATTCTACTTTAGGAATTGGAACGTATAAGAATGGCGACAAAGCGGCTTATTCAATGATAGGTCCAGATATTCTTATTTATGAAGAAGACAACGGATTGGATAAAATGCCAATTTTGCATCTTCATAGAAATTATAACTTTTGGGATGCTGCTAGAAACATTATAGATTTTTTACAATCTAAGCTGGGGGATAATCCACCAGTTGGAGCAAATTTAGTTTTGCAGAACATCTGCACTTCTCAGAACTTAGAAAAAGAACAGTTCGCACAGTTTATACAAGGAAATTGTAGATGGGATCTTTCACCAAGAATTTGTTTTTCTGGAAAGTCTACAAGTGAAGTTTTAAGAGAATTAGAATTTAAAGCTTGCATGGATAATATTGACAAAAATGAATCAAATTCTTATAATATTGAAAGAAAGGAGAAAAGATGAATAAATTTGAAGAAGCTGCTAAGAAGAGAGCAGCAGAAAAGAGAGAAGCTCGTAATAAGGCACGAGATGAAGCACAGAAGTTCGTTGATGAATTTAGAAAGGAACATGGAAATAACGGTTTCATTTCTTTGAGAATTCGTGATGGATTCATCGGAAAGGAAGTTGGTAACGGAAGACTCCAGCTTGAAAGAACAAAGCCACGCGGAACATTGGTGGCAATTAAAGGTGAAGATGGAGAAGTATTTATTGGCTCTGTTTATAAGTCAAGCAAGGATGACGATATTCCAATCGTTGGTATCGCAGAGGCATTGAAAGATGCAATCGCAAGAAAAGAAGGAAAGGACGGAAGAGCCATAAAAAATAAAGATTTGGATTTGTGGAATTTCTTCTACATCAGATCAAGATGCTATTTCTTCCCAGAGATTTATTCTCACACCCGTGGAACAAGCAAGCTGTCATATCCTAACTACGACAAGATTCATCAGAATCGTGCAAAGGCTTTGACATTCATTGGAAGAGAAGATTTAATCTAAGTTAAAATTAAAGTCGGCAGAGAAATCTGCCGATAATTTTATAAGTTAATTTTATAAACCGAAAGGAGATCTAGGTAGAAGTATGGATTATAAAAAGACTTATATGAAAATAATAAAAAAAGCAAAACAAGAAAATAGAAAAAAAGGACTTGGGGAATACTATGAAAGTCATCATATTTTACCCAAGTCCCTTTTTCCATTATGGGCCAAAAAGAAGTCTAATATAGTTTTATTGACCGCAAGAGAACATTTCTTTTGCCATCAGCTTTTAACAAAAATTTATCCTTCAAAAGAAATGGCTTATGCTGCTTGGTGTTTTTGTAATACAAGGCATAAAAATAAAAAAATAACTTCAAGAGAATACGAAGCAATAAAAAAAGAATATGTTAAATACTTTACAGAATCAACAAGAGGGAATAAAAATGTATTTGGAAAAAAATGGTTTAATAACGGAGTCGAAGAAAAATTACTTTTCGAGTGTCCAGAAGGGTTTTGTATTGGTAGAATCCCAGATAAAGAATCAAGAGTAAAAGCAGGAGTAACAAATAAAGAAAGAAATAAAACTAGGGGAAGTGTTCAAAGCAGAATGCCAGAAGAAAAATTAAAACTTTGGAGGCAGCATCTTTCAGATACTCATAAAGATGGTAAAGAAATTTATGATAGTATGTCGGAAGAAATTAAAAGAAAAAGAGCAAAAAAAATATCTAACTCTTTAAAAGGAAAAAAGCCCAACGACGAAACTAAAAAAAAGATAAGTGAAGGAATTTTGTCTTCACCAAAGCACAAAGCAGCAGTTGAAAAAGTTGCTTTAGCTCATAAAGGAAAAAAATTTTTTAACAATGGCGAAATAACAATTTTAGCCACTGAATGTCCCAAAGGTTATAAGCCAGGTTTAATAAGAAAAAATAAAGTCAAGGAAGACTAAAAATACAAGGAGAAGTATATGATAATTAATTTTAATGAAAGTGCGGCGTTTGCTTCTAGGGTTGCAAACATTAATAATGCAAATGCTCAAAAAACAATGAATGAATTGGCTTCTGGCAAGAGGATTAACTCGGCTAAAGATGATGCATCTGGTTTGGCAGTTTCTACAAAAATGAAATCAATGATTAGAGGACTTAATCAGGCTTCAAGAAATATTGCTGATGGTTCTTCAATGCTAAATGTTGCGTCTGGTTATTTACAAGAAACAACAGATATTCTTCAAAGAATTAGAGAATTAGCTGTTCAGTCTGCTAATGGAATTTATTCTGATGAACAAAGGTCTATGATACAGATAGAAGTAAGTCAGTTGGTTTCAGAGGTTGATAGAATTGCCTCTTCGGCCACTTTTAATGGCTTACAGCTGTTTACTGGTAGGTTTGCAATTGGAAATGAAAACATAACATTGCATATTGGTTCTCAAGTAGATCAAAGAATCTCGTTCAATCTTGAAGCAGCAACAGCAGAAGCTTTTGGCTTAAAAGGTTCTCAAGGAGAAGAAAATTCCATTTCTATTAATACACCAGAAGAAGCAAATTTAGCAATTTCCACAATTGATGAAGCTTTGTTAAAGGTATCAAAACAGCAAGCTCTTATTGGCGCAAATCAAAATAGAATGGAAGTTGCTAAGCAAGGAATTGATATAGCTTCAGAAAATATGTCTGCAGCAAACTCTCGCATAGAAGATGCAGATATGGCAAAATCTTTTGTAGAAATGTCAAAAAATCAAATATTAAGTCAATCTGTTGTCGCTATGCTTAGTCAAGCAAACTCTCAATCACAAAATGTATTAGCGTTGTTAAAATAGAAACGGCGACTTCGGAGGGGTTCTCGCCATAGAAAGGAGAAAAGCAAAAGGCTACCAAATTTGGTAGCCTTTTTTATTTGCTAAAAAAATAACCCGCTCTTTAAGAGCGGGTTTTCTATTAGACCGCTTTACGCGGCCAATCTATTACAAGTTGTTAATTCTAACTCTTGCGTAGTTGTATTCTCCACGAGGTGCCATAGAAATAGCATATCTTGAGAAGAATCCTCTTACGTTGTTGAAGTTGTCTGGGTTAACAACTGTTCCTGACATCCAGTTAGCGTATGGTGAGTAAACTACACCTGCACCGTATGTTGAATCCTTAGATTTGTATCCAAGAGTGATTTCGTCTTCCTGAGCACCGCATCTGTTTGGATCAACGTAGATTGCCAAAGAACCATTTCCAAGAGTACCTGCATTGTAGTAAGTTGACTTACCGTTTGCAATTTCTCCTGCTTTCCAGTCTGGGAGCATCTGAAGAACTGCTGCAATCTTTGGAGATACAACTGCCCAATCACATGGTCCAAGGTGGTTGAATGTAGCTACTTTTGTACAAGCAGCGTAAAGTTTCTGTGCCAAGCAGCGATGTCTATCAAGGTAGTTACCCTGTGTGTTGTTACCTGTAGTTGCTGCGTCGTCTGTCCAGTTGTGGATCTGAGAAAGATCAGAGATGATGTGGTCATCAATGAATCTAAGGATTTCACGGTCTTGTTCATAGTTTGTCTGAACAGATGCAACTTTTACAAGTTCCTGTTCAACATTAATCTTATGATAAGCCATCATATCCTGCTCAGCTTCCTTAGTCCATCTAACCTTCAATTTACGTTCAGTTGTCTCAACGTTCATGTGGTCGATGTGGAATTCCATCTCTGGAATCTTTGAAGTTCCTTCCTGATCGTAAACCAAGAAAGCTTCAAATTCGTTGTCTCCGTCGCCGAAGAATGCTGATGCTGGAACTGTTACTGTAATAGCACCAGTTGCAGGGTCGAATGTTACGTTGTCTTTAGTTCCACCGTAAACAGTAGCGATTGCTTTACCTGTTGTTCTGTTGTAAACTTCGAAACGTTTAATCTTATATTCTGCTGGGTTTGTTCCCAAGAAGTTTGTGATACCAGTCTGTGCACCGAAGTCAACTACACCAGTAGCCTTATCTGCAGATGCAACAAAAGGTCCGATTTTTTCTGAAGAGTACCATGTAGCGAAAGCTGGAGTTGTCTGCTGTGGTGCACCAGAGAATTCGTCGCCTGCTTTAATAGTTCCCTTGTCATTTGAGTAGTCATAGTTGATGTAGTAAATTACACCAGTTGGCTGCTGAATTGGCTGAACTGAAACCAATTTGTTAGCAATAAGTTCTGGCATAACACGTCTGATGATTGGGAACATTACTTTAGGGATTACATAATCACCTACAGCTCCTCTCATCTGTGGTGCTTCTTCAATAACTTCTTCTGAAAGAACGTTATTTTCAAGCCAGTTGCGTGCAAGAGATCCTTCCTGAATCATATATCTATATGAGTTTTCAAGAACCAATTGAGTATTAAGTCTTGTTTCGGCATCATCGATGTCGTCTGTAATCCAAGACCATCTTTCGTTAAGCTGATCTTCGAAAAGGGCTTTATCAACTAAATTGTTTGTTAACATTTATGTTCTATCCTCCTAATTATTTTATGTAAGATTTCATAACGTTTTTGACCTTAGACAAGTCATTCTCGTCTTCAGAATCATCGTCGTCGTCGCCATAGAAGCCTTCGTCAAGGAATGACTCTTCTTCTATATCGTCATCATCTTCATCTTCCTCATCGTCGTCATCATCTTCGCCTTTTTTACCTTTCTTACCTTTGTTTTCTGAATCGTCGTCGCCTGCGTCATTATCGTCTGCGTCGTCGTCTTCTTCTTCAAAGATATCCTGCAAAGATTCCATAATATTATAGAATTGTTCAGTTACCTCTTCTGGGCTACCTTCCTTAATCATTGAAAGAACAAACTTCTGTGTTTTTTCTCCGTATGGTGCAAGAAGTTCAGCTACAGTCTGAGCACCTTCCATAATTTCCTGTTCTCTTCTTAAAGCTGCATTTTCTTCTGCTAACTGTGCAATTGTATCAGAATATGAATTTTCTCTGAAATTTTCGTCAAGAAGTGGAGCTACCAAATCTTTAATTTGTTCAAGAATTTTCAATTCTGGATTGTTTTTCAATACACTAGCAGTAGCATCAGCTTTAACACTTTCTCTAAGTTCTGCAAGAGCTGTTGTAAGTTTGTCAGAATATTCTTCTGCCAATTCTTCACGGTATCTAAGATTTAGCTCTTCAAGTTCTTCTAGTTTGTCTGCTTTTGCTCTTTCTACTTCTTCCTGAAGCTGAGCCATAACACTCTCTTTCCAGTTTTCAATTGATTCCTGGATATATGTTGCTGACTCTTCATCAAGCTCTTCATTAAGAAGTGAAAGTTTTTTGCTTTTATCTGCCATTAAACTAAAACCTCCATTTATAATTTTATCTTTATTACATACGAAAAAAATAGATTTAAGGAGGTTTTTGTCCTTGACAAAATTTTATCATTAGCTTAAAATTTATTTATGGAAAACAATATAGAAACAGTTAACAGAAAAATTAGCGACATTTATGATGCGATGGCTGATATGCAGATTTACAAAAATACTCAGTATGGTAATATTGGTTCTCAGCCACTTGGTTTATTTGCAAGATTTATGGGGCCAGATACAGTAGCCCTTAACGGAATTTATCAGCGGCTTGATGATAAACTTTCAAGAATTAAGAATTGCCCAGACGACAAGCCTCGTGTTAATGACGTAGTCGATGTTATGGGATATTTAAATTTGCTTCTTGTTAACATGGGAGTAACAAAAGAAGATATCGCAAAGTTTAAGGATTAAAAAATGGAGAAAACCTTTCCTTGACGATTAGTTTTGCAGGCAGTTAGTATTGACTGCCTTTTTAATTTATAATGTGATACATTTACACGCAGTATAATCAAGATATAAGTTAATTATATGACAACAGAAGAATTTATAAAAAAAGCAAAAGAAGTTCATGGCGATAAATACGATTACAGTTTAGTAGAATATAAAGGTTGCCAAGTGAAAATAAAAATAATTTGTCCAGAACATGGGGTATTTGAGCAGCAACCAAGAGCTCATTTAAGAGGACAGGGATGCAAAAAATGTAATCATTTTTCTCCAGGTGGAAAGCCGTTAGAGAAGGAAGAGTTTATAAAAAAAGCAAAAGAAGTTCATGGCGATAAATACGATTATAGTTTAGTAGATTACAAAAACAATGTAAAAAAAGTAAAAATAATTTGTCCAGAGCATGGGGTATTTGAGCAAACTCCAGCAAACCACTATTTTAATAAAGCAGGCTGTCCAAGGTGTGCACGCTGTAAAAAATTAACAACAGAAGAGTTTATAAAAAAAGCAAAAGAAGTTCATGGCGATAAATATGATTATAGTTTAGTAGACTACAAAAATATAGATACTAAAGTAAAAATAATTTGTTTAGAACATGGAGTGTTTGAAACAACGCCGCATATTTTTTTAAATAATCATAAATGCCCAAAATGCGGTTTAGAAAATAAAACTAAATCAATTGGTGAGCAAAAGATTAAAGAAATATTAAATAATAAAGAAATTATTTTTGAAGAGCAAAAAGAGTTTGAGAGTTTAAAAGATAAAAAACTATTATCTTATGATTTTTATATACCTTCGAAGAAACTATTAATTGAATATAATGGAAGACAACACTATGAATTTCATAAACTATTTCATAAAAGCCACCATGATTTTTTAATCCAAAAGCATCATGATTGGCTAAAAAGAAAATTTGCAAAAAACAATGGATACAATTTATTGACAATT